ATAGAAGTTATAAGTACACTGTGTACGATAGCCCATATTGGAGTGCTGAGCAGATAGAACAGGTTAGAAAGGATACTCCGGAATTGATATGGAAACAGGAATACATGGCAAGTTTTGAAGCCTTTGCCGGTATGATATATCCAGATTTTAGGGAAGAGATACATGTTAAGCCATTGCCAGAAAGAAAACTCACCGATATTTACTTTATTGCACTTGACCCAGGGTGGGAACACCCTACGGCATGTATTTTAGCAAAAGAAGATGTTGACGGAAACCTATGGATTATGGATGAGTTCAGGGAAAGTTATTTACATGTGGGAGATATTAGCAATCAGATTAAAGGGTTATTAGTAAGGAATGGGTTGACAGAAGAGAACATAGAAATGTTTGTTATTGACCCAGCAAGTAAAGGGACACAACAAACGAGTGGACAAAGTATATTGTACCAGTTACAAGAGGAGGGTTGGGGCTTTGTTCCTGCTAACAATGATGTAATGGCTGGTATTAGTCGTGTTACAAGACTTCTAAGAGAGCATAAATTGTTTATTGCTAAGAATAAATGCCCTAAACTGGTTGAAGAAATTAAAAATTACCATTGGAAAGAGTATAGTGATGGAACATACGGAATGAAGCCAACTCCTTACAAGGTAGGAGACGATTTAGTCGATTGTGTAAAATATTTAGTTTTGAGTAGACCAGATTACTTTGAACATCCTAAACTTAATATGTATGGACAGTTAGAAAAGGAAGAGGAGGAAGAGGATGTAGATATTAATGATACAATAGATGATATGATGTCGGGAGAGGGTATTATTTAATATGATATAATTATATATATGGAAACAACTGTATTCATTTTATGTATTTTACTTGGGGTTGCGATATTGTCCTTGGGGGTTATATGCTGCTTACAGGTTATTGAGGGGAGCAAGGAAAGAAGAGAGTTACAGAAGTTGCTCAAAGCAAGAGATTTACCAGAGTTTACTACCTATGCACAAAAGCCAGAGGAGGAGGAAGTAGAAGACACAAGTAATCTAGTAGAACTTGAGAATATGGATAGTGTAATACAGGAGGCAATAGAGAAAAACATTAAGTAGAAAATAAGTGAGGAAGATTAAACGAGGAGCATTAATCTAGTTTTGTATACAAATGGCAACAAGCACAGCCCAGAAGTACGAGGAAGGTAAGCGTAATGAGAAATACGATAAAGAGTATTGGATGCAATACACTAAAGAAAAGTTTGATGAGAGTAGGAATTGGAGGGGTACTAATGTAGAACTACAGTGGTTTGTAAACTATATGTACTACAAAGGCTACCAGAACCTTAAGTATGATAAAACAACAGGGACATTCATTAAGGATGTTAGAAATCCGTTGACCTTTTATATTAACCACACCTACATGGTGTGTAGGGCTGTCAGAAACGCTGTAATGAAAGCTAATCCAACTTGGGATGTAGACGCCTTGCCCTATGGACAACTAGACAATGATACTTCAAGAATCTTGGGAGAGTATCTAGCCTTTGAGTACGACAGAATTAATTTAGAAGAGAAGGTGAATAAGAGTTTACTGTTTGGATTACTGTATGGACTTGGTATATTCCAGTATGGATATGACAAGAGACTAGACGATGGAGAGGGTAATGTTTGGATAGAATGTTTAGATCCTTTTGATACTTACATAGACCCATACTGTTCAGGTATGGACGACGCAAGGTATGTGATTAAGGTAATGAGTAAGCCATTAGAATTGATTGAGAACAATCCTAATTACGATAAGAAGGCGGTAGAGAACTTAACAACGACTTCTAATTTATCTGAGAGTGATTACAAGAACCTTATACTCAACAACGAAAATAACATAAACAATTCAAGCAAGAATGTTATTCTGCACGAGGGCTGGTTTGTTACAAAAGAAGGAATTAGAGTAATTACCACAAGCCCACAGAGTAACGAGATTTTAAGAAACGAGTTGACAACATTTAAGAAGTTGCCTTTTGAGATATATCAGCCTGATATAAATGTAGGTGGTATTTATGGCGAGGGTTGGGTTAAGAATATAGTCCCTTTAAACAAGGCTGCTAATTACTTAGAGACCTCAAGGCTTGAGTACAACATATTAATCAATAAGGGAAGATTACTCATACCTAAGGGGGCTGGAGTTAAAAGTGTTACCAATCAGAACGGAGAGAAGATTTATTATAAAGCAGGATTTAAACCAGAGTTTCTACCTACTCCTCCAATGGGAAGTGATGTAGATAGACAGATACAGGCACTAGGAACATACATACAACTAATAGGGGCTGCAAACGAAGCCTTTATAGGACAGACGCCAACAGGAGTTAAGAGTGGTATTGCCATAGAGACCTTGATTGCCTCCAACTTCAATCAGTTGTCAGACTTAGTAAATAACTTGTCTAATACTTTAGCAAGGTTAGGAGAGGACATACTACAACTAGGATACGAATACCAATTACTAACAAAGCCATTTAGAGCCTCAAGTGGTGAATACTTTGGAATACTTGGAGGTGGGCAAGAGCCTAAGGAATTAGAGAGACTAATGAAGGTTGTAAGCATACCAGCTAATCCAGAGGTAAGAGTAAGAATAACAAGTGGAGTAGCACATACTAAGGAAGCAAAGAGAGATATCCTAATGACCTTAAGAGCAGGTGGAGACGTGAGCAGACAAACACTACTGGAAAATCTTGATATAGACCCTAAAGAAGAACAGGAGAGAATAGTAGAAGAACAAGCCCCACAAGGGGGTATGGAAGGTATAGACCCTAATGCTCCACTTCCGGAGGGTATGCAGTTACAAGTTTAAGAAAACTATGGTGTGTTACGAGTGTGTTATAATTGAATAAGGAATGTCTTTAGTATGCAGTGGGTCTATCCTCGGCCCATTGCACAGTGAAGAAATTCACTAGCTCTTTATAGTTAAATTTTTAAACCCGACACGACACTGAAGTCGTTAAAATGTGGGTAAAGTTATGGAGGATAAAAACTCAATGGCTGTTGACACAATAACGGAAGCCCCCGTTACAGAATCAGCCCCTGTAGAAGAAAGCACTGTAGATACTTCTATTGACTCGTCAGAGAAGACGGAAATCACCGAAGAGGGAGTACAGGATGGTACTAAAGTAGTCGCAGAACCCAAGGTAATCCCTTACGAGAGATTTACCGAGGTTAATGAGAAGGCTAAGAAGTACGAAGCAGAATTAGCAGAACTAAGAAGGCAACAGGAGGAAGCCCAGAGACTTGCCACAATGTCGCCTGATGAACTGGCTCAACAGCAACAATTAGAAGTTGCTAAGGAGACCTTAAAAAAGTTGGGCTTTGTTACAAAGGAAGAGCAAGAAAGGATTTTGCAGGAAGAGAAAGCAGCAAATATGTTTATCTCTGAGTGCAATCGTTTAGAGGGTAAGTATGACGGGAAAGATGGTATGCCTAAGTTTGTTGCAACCGAAGTCGCCGCTTATATGGATGAGTTGGCTAAGACAGGACAATTTGTTTCTGACCCTGAGACAGCTTACAAGCTTAAAAACCTTGACCAGATAGCAGAGGCTAAAGCAAAGCAACAGAGAAGTTCTACATATTCTGAGAAGCAGCAGGGAGGAATGAATCAGGTGAATGACACCAGAAGTTCAGAACTTGAAGCGGCTTCAAGAACAAGAGACTTCACACAGTTTCTTAAGAAGTTTGCACCAATGCCAAAGGCTTAACATATAGCCGAAGTAAAAGCGTTGGGAAGGTGGAATTATTCACAGGACTTAATAAGGACTGTTACTTCCGAGGATACAGAGGACATTAAAATTAGTTATTATTAAAATGGCTGTTTATCAGACATACGATGCAACTACAAATCATGAAGATTTGACAGATGTATTAACAAAAATTGGTGATATGACTACACCAGTCTATGCAAAACTCAGAAAGGTATCTGCAAAGAATACGCTCCACGAATGGAGTACATACGAGCATGATAGTGCCGCCGTAAACGCACAGATAGAAGGTGCTACATATACCTACGGAGCATTAACTGCACCAAGTAGATTAACAAACTATACCCAGATATTCAGAAAAACATTCCAAGTATCTAACACCCAACAGGCGGTAGACCCAGCAGGAATGGAAGATGAATACGCATTCAGGGTTCAGGTTGCCTTGGAGGCTATCGGTAGAGATATAGAGAAAGCTCTAGTCACAGGTTCCGGTAACTCAGGAGCATCTGGAACTGGTAGGGAGTTAAAGGGAATCATGGGATTCATTACCACTAACATCTCAACAGGGACAGGGACTGGAAGGGCCTTAACAGAGGCAGAGCTTAATAGCTTAATCCAGGATTGTTATAAGAATGGTGGAAGACCAGACTGGTTACTTGGTTCATATACTCAAGTAAACAAACTTGCACAGCTTATGAGTTCAGACAGGACTTACAATGATGGAAATAAAGAGTTTACATCTCAGATGTTGGTATACTCTTCTCCATTTGGAAGACTTATGGTTGAAGGCGACAGTCAGATTGCCGATACCGAGTTAGCAGTCCTACAAAAAGATATGTGGGCTGTAGCACAACTAAGACCAGTTAAAAAGATAGATACTCCAGAGACTGCTGATGCAAAGAATGGAGTCTTGATTGGTGAACTGACCTTAGAGGCAAGGGCAGAGAAGATGAATGGTAAAATGACTGGGTTGGCAACAGCTTAGCAGGTTTTACTTCTAATTCTTTGAGAAGGGGAGGGGGCAACCTCTCCCTTTTCTTTTTAATGGTATAATTGATATATGACATTGGTAGATCCAAGTGGGAAGAAGCTAACAGGTAGAAGCAAGGAGGAGGTAGAGGATATTCTTCTTAAGTTAGCACCTAAGAATAAAGAGCAGGAGCAAATATTAGCTAAAGCCATTGGAGAGAGAATAGAGAAGACAAGGAAGGAGAAGATGGCGAAGGGATTAAAGAATGATTTTGATGGGGTGTTTGAGAGAAACGCAAAGATGAGAGCAAGTAGGGGTGATGGGTTCAGTAAGAGTAGAGATTGGAGGCTAGAAGCTATTATTCCGAGAGAAATGTATTATGTAGCTAAAAAGGTGTGGGGGGATGATGTTATTACCAACCCTGTAAAGTTTAAGGAAGCCTTTGTAAAGGACGAGCAGGGGAGATTATGTTTAACAGTAGATCCTAGTACAATATAAATTATTAAGAGGATAAATATGTATCCAAAGGATCCAAGAGAAATAGTCCCCGAACTAATTAAAAGCTACAACTTCCAAACAAGGAGAGTTGAGAATATCCTCCTTAGTTTAAGGCTCAGGGAGGTGATTGGGGCGTCTTGTGAGTCAAAGGAAAGGGAGGACCTTCTTATTCACGAGATACTTCACAAGCTCCCAAATGTTGTGAGTACAACATTAAATGGGGTTACAATAGACGACTTAAAAGAAAAGTTTATTAAAAAGAATGGAAGACTAGACAAAAAGGGATTGATAAAGTTTCTATCTTCTCTCAAGCCATATATGGCATTCTTGGATGAGAATTATAAAGTAGTTCCATCTTCTAATGCATACTTTAATTAAATTATTACGAGGATATTATGTCCAAGAAATCCAAAACAAAAGGGAAAAGACCCCTACAAGTCTTGTTTTTACCTGCTGATGAGGGGGGTTGTGGTTGGTATAGAATACGCCAGTTCCATGAGGC